CGGACTTCAAGAGGTGCGGTTCGAGACCCAGTTCCATGAGGCCGTGGTCATGGACCGGCACGGCGACCCCCAGCAGCAGCGGTGCATCGTGGTGACGCCCATATCGTCTTCTCAAGGCGCTCGAGCGGCTGCCCGGGAAGAGGCCCAGAATGAGGAGTCAGCGGCCCGTCAACGCGACACCTTGGACCGGGTGACCCAGTACGTCAGGGCGCTCATTAACCGCACGCCGCAGGGCGTTTGCATGCGCAAAGGACGCAACCCAAGACACCCACCGGAGTCGATGGAGGGCATGTACCGGCTGACCTTCGATGAGCTTCGAGGGTGCGTTGAGGGCGCTTCTTCGACCGACGTGCGCAGCCGTTTGGTGTGGAAGGTGGTCCATGAGTTTGCCGTGGAGTTCGAAAATTCGGACAACGTCTGGATGGTTTTGAAATGATGGGAATGATGGGTTTGGCATCGACGGTGTTCGACGGTGTTCGACGGTGTTCGACGGTGTTCGACGGTGTTCGAATGCAACACCGTCGAAGCAATGGCAGGGATCGACGGTTGTAGGGGCGCATTAAAGCGCCCTACACCGTCCCCATGCAGCGAGTTATCCACAGAGTTATCCACAATTTGGTTGTTTGGAAAAAGTTCGACGGTGTTCATTTTTTTCCTTAAGGAACACCGTCGAAAAAACACCGTCGAACTTGCTTAAAAATTAAGCAGCTTGGAGAAGAGATGAACGAAGAAGAGAAAATGGCTATCGAGTTCCCCCAACTGGTCCCGTTGTTAAGCCTCCCGGGCACAAAAGTGGTGATCGACGGTGTTGGGCCCGATGACCGGGTGACCTGTGAGAGTTGTGCCCATTTTGTGGAGATTTCGGCGCTCATGCGGCTGCCGATGGATCAGTTTGAGAAGATGCGAAAGGTCAACCATCCGGCCTTCCATTGGTTCATCGATGAGGCCAAGATCGCCAACGACTGGGCAACCGCACGTTATCGCCAAAAGCACTGCAACCGGCCAAACCACTTTGTGCTGCCGGTCCCGCACCGGTGTCAGTCCTTCAAACCAAAGGCCGAAGTTCAGGCCGATGTAAACTGGCTCGATGAGCAGTCCACGCAAACGCCAAAGCGTCGAACACAGCGAGCAGACCAAGTTGGTGATGTGGGTGCGCGCGTTCCACCCCGACCTGCTGCTGATAGCGATACCGAATGGTGGGTATAGGAAGGCCACAGAGGCCATCAAACTGAAAGCTGAGGGGGTGGTGGCGGGTGCGCCTGATCTGCTCCTCCTTGAGCCTAGAAATGGCCTTCACGCCCTGTTTATTGAGATGAAGACTGAAGACGGAATCGTTTCACCGGAACAAAAAAAAATCCACGCTGAGTTAATCCAGCGTGGATATTCGGTTAATGTTTGCCGCTCTTTTGAAGAGGGCAAACAGGCGATCAATAATTATTTGAGAGCAGATAATTGATTGCAGCGCCAAATGCGATGGCCACAAATAATGCTGCGCATATCAGGTCGATAATAAATTTTTTCATTTTGCTCTCCGATTAAAACTTGAAATAATCGCCCAGTGGGCGGCTGAACTCGTCGGGCCTGCGGCCAATTTGAAGGCCCAACAAGAAGACGGCCTGCTCGCGGCTCTCAGCCAACATGGCAAGGCCAAGCTGGCCAAGGTCGTCGAAGTAGGCGGCCTGCCACTGCTTCAAGGGTTTGATGTATTCGATTTTCAACATGATGATCTCCAAGTGATGGGGGCCGGAGCCCCCGGGTTGATTAACGGCCGGTGCAGCGCACCGAGAAGCTGGCGGTCACCTTGGTGTGGCGTGCCACGTCCGACTCGTTGGGGACCAAGGCCAGCAGGTCCTTGACGCGCAGAGCGCCTTCAGGGGTGGCAGGGTCGAAGCCGCTGAAGCGCACCACAGTGTCGGCCAACACGGCCACGGCGTCGACCGTCTTGCGGTTGGCCTCGACCACGGTCGCCTTGAACAGGTTGCCCTCGAAGACCTTGTCGCCACCAGCAGTGGCTTCGTCCTTGAAGGCGTCCTTGATGGCGTCGGCCTGCTTGGTCAACTCGGCGATCTTGGCCAGCAGCGTGCCCAGTTGGTCAGCAGGAGCGGCGTTGTTGATGTCGATGATGTTCATGTCGTTTACCTCGTTTAAGCGTTGTTGAGAAGGCTCCACTGTATCACGTTTCCGGCAACTTCAAGGGTTTTTTAAAATTATTTTTTATTTGTTGCAAAAAACCCACTGCCGCACCAAAGGATCTTCGGGCTCCTAACGTACCGCTGCGATTGGTACTTGAGCCAAGTCACCCCCAGCGGGTACTTGGGTGGCCGGATGCCCACGCAAAAGAGCAGCCTGCCGTCTGTGTAGATCGCCCGCGTGCTGCGCGGCTGCAGCAGTCTGGCCACCGGAGCCCCGGTGCACAGTTTGATGGCCTTGGCGTGGCTGTAATTGGGGCCCAAGCGCCTCGAGCATTGGTCGGTGTTGAAACAGAAAACCCCCTTGGGGGTCTTCTGCACCGCTGTCTCGGCGTGATGCTCCATGCCGCATCGGTCGCACTTATGCATGAGCCACCTCCCGCGCCGTCTTGCGCACCACGTCGAAGACCTTCTGGTACGCGGCCGCAGCATGGCCGCCAACGTTCCACTGTTTGATCTGCTTGACCGGCGTGCCGGCCTCGCCGCAATACGCAGGACCGTTCTTCCAGTTGTAAACGGTGGCCACCGTGCCGTCGTCGAACTTGACGAGCCACTCGACGTCACTTTTGCCGCAACCGGCGGTTGGCTCGCCAAAGGCGGCCACCAGATCTTTGTAGCTGGCGACGATTTGGGCCACCAAGCTGGTGCAGTTGACGTCGTCGAACAGGTCGGCTTGGTTGTGTGTGATGTAGTTCATTTTGGTTTCCTTCGTTTAAGCGTTTGAGGGTTGGTCTGAGACCCCGTTGCCGGGGTTTCGGCTCTTCAAGCCATCATCAGTCAGACTGTGTCGTAAGAGGCCTCGTAGGCCTGCTCATAGCGTGCCACAAAGGCGTCGTCGGCTTGGTTGATCTTGAGGGCTGCCATGCTGTCTGCAAGGGTCCACAGGGCCTTGTTGAGCTTGACGTTCTCGTTCACGCCACCGACCTCACGGGTCGACATGCGACGACCGGTGGCGGAGCGGCCACGCACGCCGCCCTTGATAAGGTTTTCTTGCAGGCGGTTGAAGGTCGTCCAGAGGTCGTCCTTACGGTCGGCCCAGCGGTTGGCATTGAGCAGGCTGCCGGCCACGATGGGGGCCTCAGAGGGCTCATAGCGCAGTTGCAGGGCCGAGGTGGCCAGAGCCAACTGCTCGGGCTTGGACAACTCGATGGCCTTGTAGGTGTCGATTCGGTCGGACACTTCCTTGGCAGCGTCCAGCACGCGGAACGAGGCGTCGATCACGTTGTCGACCACGTTGCCTGTGTGACGCACGCGGATGTCGTCGTGCACGTTGCCGGCGATCAGGCCGTTGGAGCAGACGAAGCGGAACACGCCGGACATGATTTGGTAGGACGACGAGCCGTCGTGGCTGTTCAGCAAAATGATCTCAGGCACTTCGAGGTTGTTGCCAACAGCGCCAGCGTGACGCAGGCGCACCAAGTGCTTGGTGTGGGCGCGCTTGCCTTGGTCACGCACACGGGTCTGGCGGACCTCGTAGGGCTGAAAGCCATTAGCGCGCAGACCATCAATCACGTTGATGGTGGGGATGAAGGCGTAGCGCTCACCGCGCGACTCATGGGCCTCAACGGCCAAAACGCTGGGGGCGTAGTAGGCGATTTGTTCGTTGCTCAGGGGAGCGTGTGAACGATATGCGGACTGGTTGGAGGAGGAGGAGAAGCGGTACATTTTGAGATCCTTTTCGTTTAAGCGTTTAAGTTGATGTCGTTGTCGACGGTTAGATTATAAACACAGTTTCCGGCAACATTCAAGAAGTTTTTAAAATATTTTTAAAAAGATGGGTCGACGTGGTGATCGCGCCGGCCAATGATGAGCCCGCCCACGCCCTTGTTGAACTTGCCGGTCTCGGCGTTGCGGTAGCCGGAGACCCACTCGCCGGTCTTCTTGGACTTGCGGAACAGGCGGCGGTAGCCGTCTGGGTCGGGCCGTGTTGAAAACACAGCGCTGCCGTCATGGGTGCTGCCGCTGGCGACCTCGATCAGGTCGTCGACGACCTCGACCTCAAAGGACCAGAGCGCGCCGGTCAGTTCACGCACGGCCACCACGGTGGCTGCATGGCGGTCGGTCCAAGAGAGGGTGGTGGCTGCATCGCCAACCTTTGGGGCGGGCTCGCCGGCCACAGAGCGGCTGTAGATGTGGTTGACGAGGCTGGCTGTTTGTGTGTTGAGGTTCATGGTGTTCTCCTAATTGGGGGCCGAAGCCCCCGGGTTGATTAGATTTCTTTGCGTGAGACCAGAGGGCCATGGATGGCGATGCTGTCCTCGATCTGGCGCAGGGTGGGGACCAACAGGAGCGAGATGTCGGACCATGATTGGCTAATGTGAGTGCCCGAGCGGTACTTGAGGCACACAGACAGGCCGGTGTCGGCGATGTATTCGACGGTGTAGACCTGAGCCTCTGGCTCGTCGGTCACGACCACCAGTGAGCCGATGGACACGTCCTTGCGGTTGTATTTCTTGAGTTTCATTTTCGGTTTCCTTCGTTTAAGCGTTTAAGGGTTTTTGCAATAGACCCCCGGAGGGGTTTCGGCCATTCAGGCCTCATCAGTATTGCTTAGGCGTAAGAGCAGAACTCTTCGCGTGCATATTGGGCTGTACGCTCTGGCGACCAATTTGCCATCACTTCAAGCATGCCGCTTTTGGTTTCGGCTTGGTTGATCTCTGTACCGGTTGCATTCAACAGGGTCCAGTTTTTGGAACCGAAGAGCTTGATCAACTCAAATGAGTGACCGTGTAAAGTCACAATGTATTCGCCTGATTTCCACTTTGAGACTTTCATTTCGTTTACCTCATTTGTTGTCGACAGCCAAATAGTAACACGTTTCCGGCAACTGCAACACATTCCCGACAAAAGTGTGGGGTTATTGCAGCCGCATGGTCATCAAGAAAAAGCGCGCGATGCGCGCCTGCACACGCGTAGCACAAACCGTGCCACATGGTCATTTTTGGCCTGTGCACCAAAATGGTGAAAACGCTCAGAAAGGCCTAGAAGGCCATCGTTTCCGGTAACTGAGGCACGGGTAGCCTGAAAAAGTTTCAGCGCGTTCTAGGGCCCTTAAAACGCGTTTTAGAGGGGGTAGGGTTTACCCCTATTTTGTGGATAACTTGGCCTTTTTTCCACATTTTTGTGGGGAAAACTTGTCGAGCGCTGTGGATAAGTCAGTTATCCACAGCCTGTGGATAAGAATAACCTGTGGATAACTTTTGCTTAATTTTTAGGCAGTGTTGTGCTTAAAAAATAGGCAGTGTGTGCTTAAAAATTAGGCGCTTAAAAATTAGGCAATAAAAAGTGCTTGCTCAAAAATGTGGCAGTGTGGTAGATTCCGCGCTCATGAAGACCTCTGACGAAAATCAGCAATTACCAGCGAAACCGAAAAGCACGCGCGGTGGTGCGCGGCCAAACTCTGGTGGCGCTCGGCCCGGCTCCGGTCGACCTGTTGGCGCGCGTGATGCGCGAATCGCCAAAGTGAACGAGATCGCGGCCAAGTACAAGATCACGCCGCTCGACTTCATGATGGGCGTGTTGAACGACGAGAAGTCGAGCCACGACGACAAGAAGTGGGCCGCCACGTCGGCTGCACCCTACATGCACGCGCGCCTGTCGCAGGTGAACGCGACGACCGAGAACAAGCACACGATCGACGCCAACGAGGCGGCCCAGTTGACCAAGGACATCGTGGCCGCGATGGTCAGGGGCTGACCGCGTGAGCGAGGTGGCCGAGCGCCCCGCCGAGCCCCTCAGCAGGGACAAGGCGATCAAGATCATGCCGACCCTGCCCCTTTACGCCTTGAAGGCCATTCAGGCCCGCACGGCGTGGGAGAAACAGGCGCATGACTACCAGATGCCCGAGCGCGATGAGCTTTGGGACCGGACCCACATTTACCTGCTGCTGGCCGGCCGTGGCGCGGGCAAGACCAGAGCGGCCGCTGAGTGGCTGTGGTGGCAGGCTTGGACCAACCCGGGCACGCGCTGGCTGATCAGCGCCCCAACGGCCGGCGACGTGCGTGACGTGGCCTTCAGCGGCGACAGCGGGATCTTGACCGTGATGCCCAAGGAGTTGGTCAAGAACCACATGGTCACCACGTCCGAGATCCAGTTGATCAACGGCAGCCTGATCAAGGGCATCCCGGCGTCGGAGCCCGAGCGGTTCCGCGGTCCTCAGTTCCACGGCGGTTGGCTGGACGAGTTGGCCGCGTGGCAGGACCTCGACGAGGCGTGGAACCAGATCCAGTTCGGCATGCGGCTGGGCAAGCACCCGCGCCTCATGTGCACGACCACGCCACGCCCGAAGCCGCTCATCTTCGATCTGGTCGAGCGCGATGGCCATGACGTGTGCTACGTGAGCGCCACGACCTACGACAACCTTGACAACCTCGCGCCCACGTTCAAGGCGCAGATCCTGCAGTATGAAGGGACCGAGCTTGGCGATCAGGAAATCAACGCGGTGCTGCTGGACCCGAGCGACCACGGGCTGATCAAGCGCCAGTGGTTCAGGCTGTGGCCGGCCCAGCGCTCGCTGCCCAAGTTCAGCATGGTGATCCAGTCGTACGACTGCGCGACGAGCGAGAAGACCCAGAACGACGCGACGGCCTGCGTGGTGCTGGGCGTGTTCAAGCCGGAGGACGGCCCGACCAGCGTGTTCATCATCGACGTGTGGAGCGAGCGCATTCAGTACCCGGACCTGCGCGACAAGGTGACGGACGTGTACAAGACCGAGGTGTACGGCGACCCGGACGAGTTCGGCGAGGGCAAGAAGACGGACATCGTGCTGATCGAGGACAAGAGCGCGGGCATCCAGTTGATCCAAGACCTGCAGCGTGCGGGGCTGCCTGCGCGGGGCTACAACCCGGGCAACGCGGACAAGGTGATGCGGGCCAACCTCGTGTCGCCGATCATCGCCAGAGGGCGTGTGTACCTGCCGGAGAGCGACCAGAACCCGGGCAACCCGCGCACGTGGTTGAGCGAGGCGATGAACCAGTGGACGGCGTTCCCGGAGGTGCGGCACGACGACTATGTGGACGCGCTCACGCAGGCGTTGCGGTATTTGAAGGATGCGGGGATAATCCGCATCGACCCCGTCGACGACGACGACTACTACGCGGATGAGCAGAGGCCACGCGTCAACCCCTACGCCCAGTGAGGAGGGCACACGATGGACATCGACAGCATCATCAACGCGATCAAGAGCGGCGCGTCCGACTTGTACTCGCAGGGCAAG